AAAGAAAAACGTGTACTACACAGCAGAAGAAGCAATTAACAGACTAGTAGATGCTCTTAAGTATTCTGCAAGATATGGAGCATAATGAATATATTTAAAAGATTTTTCCATAAACATGAAACAGAAGACATTTCATGCCCTTTTACTGGCAAAACATATATAATGTGTAAAATTTGTGGAATTCGTGTAGGTGTTAAATAATTGGGTAGAGATTTAATTGCTAATTTAAAATTTCAAAAAATGGCAAATCCAAACGGTTTTGACCCAATTAAATTTGCAGAGATGTATGAGGAATCTGTATTAAGTGGAAAGAGGCCAAATGAATTTACTCAGAAAAAAACTTTTGCTCCTAGTAGTGTCGGGTACGGTAACGGTAATTGTCCTAGATATTGGTTCATTGCTTTTAATGGTGCTGAGTTTGAAAATAACACCGATGCTATGGGCATCGCTAATATGGATAACGGTACGTATGTGCATGATCGGATCCAGAAAAATTTTGCTAAAACACCAGTATTCAAGGCAAATGAAGTTGAAATTACCCATGATGATCCGCCAATTAGAGGATTTGCAGACACTATTATTGAGTGGGACGGAAAAGAAGTAATAGGTGAAGTAAAATCTGCTAAACAAGAAATTTTTGATATTAGACAAGCGGAAATGCAAGGTTTGCCATACCACAAAATTCAACTACTTCATTACATGAAAATCAAAAATGCAGAACAAGGTTTTTTCTTTTATGAAAATAAAAATGATAATAGTTTTTTGGTTATTCCAATTAACATGGATGAAAAAAATTCTAAATTAATTAATGATGTTTGGGATTGGATGAGAAAAGTTTATGCTGCTTACGAAGCAGGCACTTTGCCCGAAAGAACATTTACTAAATCACAATGGGCATGCAAAGGTTGTCCAGTAAAGAAAATTTGTTGGGAAGATAAAAAAGATTTAGGTGAAATTTACATAGAGCCTTTGGTGCTTGAAAAATGATATGTGCATACGATAATTGTAAAGGAATAAAAGAATTTGAGCCAAAAACTCATAATCAAAAATATTGTTCTGATGAATGTTGTCGTATTGCAACAAATGAAAAACTTAAACAAGCATACTATGAAAAGAAAGCAAGACTTGCAGGTAAACAAAGAATTTGTAAAGCAAAAGGATGCAATGTCATATTAAGCAGATATAATAGCGGGAACATTTGTGATAAATGTGTGGGTGCGGAAAAAGAAAAAGAAAGAAAAGCTTTGATAGAAATGGTAAAACGTGTCTCTGGCTAAACTTGCTCGCCCTTCAGCGCATAAAGTACTAGGCATAGATGCTAGTACAAACAGCTTGGCTTTTTGTTTAATGAATGAAAAAACTCCAATAAAATGGGGGGAAATTCAATTTGATGGATCAGATGTTTATGAAAGAATCCTTGATGCAAAACGCAAGATTAAGTCTTTTAAAAATGAATTAGATACAGATTTTGTTGTTATTGAAGCAGCCATTTCTGTAAAGTCAGTTGCCACGGGAATGAAAATGGCATACGTTTTTGGTGCTATAATGGGAGAGTTACTTAGTGATAATGTGGAGGTTGTTGAAGTTCATCCAATAACTTGGCAATCATATTTAGGCAATAAAAATTACACTAAGGCTGAAAAAGAGGCAATTAAACTTGAGTTCCCAGGAAAATCTGACAACTGGATTAAAGGAAAAATCAGAGAACGCAGAAAACAGCGTACTATTGATTTTGTTAGAACGCTGGGCATTAAAACTGAAAGTGATAACGTCGCTGATGCAGCGGGAATAGCGTGGTATGCAGTAAATGAAATTATATGATAGTAAAGATTGGTGCTACAAAAGATATGTAGTAGAAAAGAAAAAGATTGTTGATATGGCAATGGAAGCTAGATGTTCTCATATGACTATTCAAAGATCTTTGGAAAGATTTGGCTTAATTAAAAAACCTAGAAAATGGACTAAATAAGTGAAATGTTTGGTTACAGGTGGCGCTGGTTTTATTGGATCGCATATTGTTGATAAACTTCTAGATCTTGGTAACGATGTTATAGTTATAGATAACGAATCATCTTTGTCAAATGATAAATTTTACTGGAATCCAAAAGCAAAAAATTATATTGAAGATGTTTCTAATTATTCTGCCACTAAGCATTTATACAAAGATGTTGATTATGTTTTTCATCTTGCAGCAAAAGCAAGAATGCAACCAGCAATCAATGACCCTATAGAAACTGTAAAAACAAACACACTTGGAACTATAACATCTTTAGAGTGTGCAAAAGAAAACAATGTAAAAAAATTTATTTATTCATCAACTTCATCAGCATATGGGAATAATCCATTGCCACAAACAGAATCGTATCCAAATGATTGTTTAAATATATATTCGTCTTCAAAAACTGCAGGTGAAAATTTTTGTAAAATTTATTCAGAATTTAATGGATTAAAAACAATCATATTAAGATACTTTAATGTTTATGGAGATAGGCAACCATTAAAAGGAGATTATGCTCCAGTTGTGGGGTTATTTTTAAAACAATATAAAGAAGGAAAACCATTAACTATTGTTGGAGATGGAACGCAAAGAAGAGATTTTACAAATGTTTTTGATATAGTAGAGTCTAATATATTAGCAGCCACATTACAAGATTTAAATTTTGGATCAATTTACAATGTAGGTTGTGGCAAAAATTATTCAATTATTGAGATTGCTAAAATGATATCAAACAATATAAAATATATTGAAAAAAGGCCAGGGGAAGCAAAAAATATAATGGCTGATACAGAAAAAATTAATATGGATTTTGGCTGGAAACCAAAAGTTAATTTGGAAAAATGGATTATGGAGAATAAATAATGTTAAAACCAGTATACACAGATGCTGAAGCATTTAGTTGCAACGATTTATATTTACATTCTACAAGCGCCCCCTCTGGCTCTAAGATATGGGATGCTTGCCATGAAATTGCACAATTATTAATTGAAAAAAATATATCTTATGGAGATTCAGCTTTATCTCCAAATAGAATATTTGCTCAATCTGATAATGTTGAACAGCTAAAAGTAAGAATTGATGATAAATTAAATCGTGTAAAAAATAATCAAGGTTTTGCGGGAGACAATGATATTGATGATTTGATTGGTTATTTAATCTTACTTAAAATTGCTATTGACAAAAAGCAGTCTAAAGAGGTATAATTATTTAATGAATAAGATGCCAAGATATAAGGGTTCTAATTCTCAAGCTGATCAAGAATCTTTTGTGTTAAACATGCTTCAATGGAAAACAAACGGTTATTATCTTGAGGTCGGGGCATTTGATCCTTTTATCACTTCCAACACATTCTGTTTAGAAACAGAATTTAATTGGTCTGGAATTGCAATAGAAATAAAAGAAGAATGTGCTGTTAATTTTAAAACAAGAAATAATCCTTGCCTTTTAGCAGATGCAACTATAATTAATTATTCAAGCTTATTAAAAAAATATAACGCTCCAAAAAGAATTGATTATTTGCAAATAGATATTGATCCACCTTCAAATAATTTATTGGTTCTTCAATCAATGCCTTTAGAAGATTATAGATTTTCAATAATTACTTTTGAGCATGATTTGTATTTAGATGAAACAAATAGATTAATTAAAGATACAGCAAGAAATATTTTAGAAGATTACGGGTATCGTCTTGTAGTTGATAATGCTCAACACGAATGGAGATCTTTTGAAGACTGGTATGTTGATCCAAGCTTTATTTCTGAAGATTTGTGGAAACAAGTAGTTTCAAATGATATAGATACAAGAGATTTGTTTATAGGGAGAAATTAATGCCAATATATGAATATAGCTGTATTAATTGTGATACAACAGAAGAAATAACAAGAAAGTTTGATGATCCAGAAATTTTACCGCAATGTTCAATTTGTGGATATAAAATGGCAAGAGTTTATACACCAGCAGGAATTCAATTTAAAGGATCAGGGTTTTATAAAACAGACAATGGATAAAGGAAAAAAAATGGAAACAATTAGGCCATGGGGATTATATAGGATTTTAGAAGAATCAAGTGCATACAAAGTTAAATATCTTTGCATAGAACCAAACAAAAAACTGTCTTATCAAAGTCATACAAAAAGAGCAGAACACTGGTTTATTGTTTCTGGTAATGCAGAAGTAACAGTTAATGATCGTAAATTTTTAGTTGGACCTGGTGATTCAGTTGATGTAGAAATTGGTGGAAAGCATAGAATAGAAGCTGGCGATGAAATTGTAGAATTTATTGAAGTACAAACAGGAACATATTTTGGAGAAGATGATATAACACGTTATGACAATCCCTATGACACAGAATGAATTAGAAGTAGCAGGTCAATTTGACCAAATGAATAAAGTGGTTGAAGAATTACTTAAGGGTAATACTCCCGCCCAAATAGCACGTAATTTAGAACTTACTCGTGTTCAAGTTGATACTCACATAAGCACTTGGAAAGAATTGGTTCAAGACAATACAGCTATTAAAGCAAGGGCTAAAGAAGCATTAGCTGGTGCTGATGAACATTACAGCATGTTAATTAAAGAAGCATGGCGTACAGTAGAACAAGCAGATGTACAAGATGCACTTAATGTAAAAGCACAGTCACTTAAACTTATTGCAGATATTGAAGCAAAACGTATTGATATGCTTAATAAAGCGGGAGTTCTTGAAAACGATTCTATGGCTGATCAAATTTTAGAATCAGAAAGAAAACAAGAAATCCTTATTGGAATACTTAGAGATGTTACTTCTTCATGTGATCATTGTAAATGGGAAGTTTCAAAAAGACTGTCTCAAGTTACTGGTCAAGTTGAAGCAGTGATAGTAAATGAATGATTTTAACGTATTTTTAGATGCTTTAAGTGGAGATGATTTTACAGAAAAACCAGCAAATCTTGAAGAATTTGTAACAAGTAAAGATTACTTGGGTTTGCCACCATTATCTAAATATCAATATGAAATGATTCGTGCATCAACACAAATTTATAAGCGTGATACACTTTACAATATTTATGGAGAAGAAGAAGGCGAAAAAATTTGGAAGCAAACTTGTTCTGAAGTTATTTTACAACTTGGAAAAGGTTCTGGTAAAGACTATACTTCTACAATTGCCTGTGCATATATGGTGCATCTGCTTCTTTGTCTTGAAGATCCCGCAAGATATTATGGCAAACCACCAGGAGATGCTATTGATATTATTAATATTGCTATTAACGCTATTCAAGCTAACAG